AATGTATTACGTGGCCCCAATCAAAAACCTTGGGATGGTAAGTTAGAGTATGACTATCAGTTATGGATTGACTCTGATATAGTCTTTAACACTGAGAAGTTCTGGCAATTGCTTGACATGGCTCTCCCTGCAGAAGCAGTTACCTCAGAACCCATCTATGAAGATGTCAAGGATGAGAAAGGAGAAGTAGTACTAGGAGATGATGGAAAGCCTAAAACTAAACTTACAGGTATTAAGC